TTGGCATCCTAAGAGACTCATTTTTATCGGGTTTTAGTTTTACCAGCTGAACCCAATCTAAAAACTTAAGGTCAGAAGGTGTCCAATCGGAATCGGGCACACCGTAAAGACGGCAAATAGACAGCGAAGATAGAAACATAGACGTTTGAGACATCGGTATGCGATAATGAGACACAAGATAGTTGATGTACTCAGTGATAAGAGACCTCCATTCAGGATGAAAGAAGTTCTCAATCCGGTAGGCGCAGGCTCTCTCGAAAGAGTAGACTGGAGTCGCCACGGGAGATGGGGCGCCCTTAAGCATGCCACAGAAGCAACGAGAAAAGGGTAGGCGAGGAACAATGGAGTTAGCGAAGAAGGCCGGAACGGTTCCTAAGAACTCGGATTCCATGGCAGTTCGCATAGGTCCATGCTCAAGGCGCCACCCGTGTTCAGCGGACCACTCTGCATATGTCTGGATATTACACCAGAGCAGAACGTCGGAAGACACGGACACCGCACCATCATCAGAGTAAAACATACGTATCGTATGCCACAAAAGGGCAGCGAAGTTTCGCATGTCAGGAGGGGCTTTAGCAAACCAGAACATATAGAATCGTCGTTGATGAACCATCGTATTGTCCTGTGAGGTATTGCCTTGCCCAGACGGATTTTTGATAGGGATGTAGTTGCGAACAACAACCCCATCAGGCATAATCATGAAGCCATGAGTGTTTGCGTAACAAATATTAGCGAGACAGTCCCGTGTGCGTTGAGAATGAAACTTACGATCCATGCATTGATAGCGGATTATATAGTTCCCCTGCATCTCGAACGCGTACACGTGACCATCCCACTCAATGTTATCGTAAGACATCACGGCCGCAAATTTGGATAGAGCGCGGTATATAGTATCGGTGTTCCCGTAGTACTTGCCGGGGCCAACCGCGTGATCCATCACAAAAGCCTGTTTACAGAACTTGTCGTTAAAATCTAAGCAGTATGTATGCGACGCTGCTAAAGACACGATATCAGCCCCCAAGAATAACCTCGTACTCGGGGGATCAGCAAAGACCTTCTGTTTAGCTCTTAGCTCTGATTTCAGACAAGCAGATTGATAAGATTCGACATTTTCCCCCATAATTAAACGGAGGTAATCAGTCAGGAAGAGGCGCAAACCCTCTTCCGTTTCAAGCAAC